TAAACATGATGAATACATTTAGAAGGAAACAATCTTATTAAATTAATAGCCCCCTACATTTATTTTTAACTTAGTGGTGTTAGTTATGTCAAATCATGGGGGCTTAATTTTACTTTATGAAAATATTAGAATTTCTTAAATTTTTCTTTATATCAGTTCCATTAGCTTGTTTGCTATTTGTTACAGCCAACATTTACTTTGAATTAAAAAGATTATATAATGGGTTTAGAACTAGAGCCTAATGGATTTGAAAACAATATTAAAGTACGCATGATATTTACAGACGATAAAACTGAAATATGGTTTCAATCTATAGCGGCAGCGAGTAGGAAAACAGGAATTAATGCCAAGTCAATAAGGGATGGCTTGAATCCAATAGCTAGAAAAAAGTTTAGCTACGATCAAAGACCTATAGTCTTTAGAATTAAGAAATAATTATATTTGTAGTGAGTGTTGCAGACTCATTAGTAACTTATTGCCCTTGACTAGAACCCCTATCTGCAACGTAGGGGGGAAATGATAGGGCTCTTTTTTTATGAATCATAATTGGTACGCAGTATTACCTGCAAAAATTCTATTAAGCAAAGAACTTACGGACAAACAAAAATTGCTTATTGCTTTGGTTTCTAATCTTTCAAACGAAAGAGGTTATTGCTTTGCATCTAATCGTTATTTAGGTGAATGTTTAGATTGTTCTGAATCAACCATCAAAGACCATTTAAAAAAACTTGAAGGATTAGGTCTGTTAGGTAGAATTGTTAAACTGAAACAAAATGGAGAAGTAGAGTTTAGATCATTGGTTATAAATATTGATATACACCAGCCAGAAAATACTACTACCCCAGCCGAAAAACTAACCCACCCCCCAGCCGAAAAACTGGCTCATAATAACAAAGAATATAATAACAAAGTTAATAAGATATATAATGGTAAAGATGCCTTTGTTGGTAGGGTTAATGAGTTTAGAGATAAACTTGGTAATCAATATGAATCATTTATTAGTTATTGGACCGAAGAAGATTCAAAAGGTAAAATGAGATTTCAGGATCAAAAATTCTTTGACATTAGCAGAAGGATATCTACATGGGTAAAGAACTCAAAAAACTTTCAGCCAATAAATCAAGAAATACCTAAAATAAAGCTTAAATGATTCACGAACTTAGAAATACTATTGACGTAGAAACTCCACTTGGCTATGGTAAGGCTATAGCCTGGATTGACTATGGATCACAAGTAAACACCGTATGGAAGGTTGTGCTTTACGCAGATGGTAGAGTTCGTAATTTTTACGATGATGATATATTAGTTTACCCTAATAAAATGGATGGAGGTGATATTCATACAAGCTAAAACAATAAAATCAAGTAAGTTTCCTATTGAAACACAAGGTGGATGCCATGTTAAAAACATAAAAGGGATTTACTATTTGATTAAAACAATCACAATTCAACTAAACTACCCAAGATGATAGAAGCTACTAACCTACCTAAAAATACAGAACTAGAAAAAAATATACTTGGATCATTATTAATAGATAAGAATGCTTTACCATTAGTAATAGGATTGCTTAATGAAGATGTTTTCTATGACCTTAAACATAAGAAGATATTTTCTACTATTAAATCCATGTTTGACAAGCATATTTCTATAGACATTACTACTATAGCCCAAAAATTACAAGGTGATAAAGCTATGGATGAGGTTGGTGGTGCTTATTACCTAACAAAGCTTACAGACAATATCGTACACACTAACCACCTTAATACGCATATTGAGATGGTAGTTGAGTTGTATAAGAAGCGTCAGGCGTATTTAATCCTGATTCAAAAATCTAGTGAGTTCTTAAATCCTGATACTGAATCACTTGACTCAATAAGTTCACTAATTAGTAAACTTTTAGGTTTACAAGAGTTTGGTAATATCTACGAACAGACTATAGACCAAATAGTTATGCAGGTAATAACTAAGCGTGACATGGCTAATAAAGGTGAGTTATTAGGGTTTGATACAGGATTTTCTGAGCTAAACTCTACTATTGGTGGATGGTGTGCTCCTGACATGGTTGTAGTAGCTGCTAGACCAGGTGCAGGTAAGACTGCCTTCATGCTTTCTTCGGTTTATCACTTAGCAATAAAGAAAAGGGTTCCTACGGCTATTTTTAGCCTAGAAATGAGCTCCGAACAGCTAGTTGAAAGGTTAGAGTCAATAACGAGTCAGGTGCCCTTAAAACGCCTTAGAATGAATATTTTGAATGACTACGAAAAAAACACTGTAATGGAAGCTGATGACATCATTTTGACCACCCCATTATACATAGACGATACTGGTGGTTTAAATATCAGTCAGTTAAGGGCTAAAGCTAATATTTTGAAGCAAAAATATGGAATTAAGGTGATTTTTATAGACTATTTACAACTCATGTCAGGTCAAGGAAAGTCTAATCAAAATAGAGAGCAAGAGGTTAGCACAATAAGTAGGAACATTAAGGCGTTAGCTAAGGAGTTAGGCGTTCCAATTATTGCTTTGTCACAGTTAAGTAGAAGAGTTGAGGAAAGGGCTGATAAAATACCACAGCTTTCTGATTTGAGAGAGTCAGGATCAATTGAGCAAGACGCTGACATTGTAATAATGCTTATGCGACCTGAATATTATGAGATGCAAGAATCAGTAGAGATTAAGGGTAAAGAATACCATCCTAATGGGCTTGTCATCTGTAAGGTAGAAAAGAATAGACATGGCATCACGACAAACATTCCTTTAAGATTTATAGGAGAAACAATAACCATACAAAACCATAACGAATGAGAGAACAGTACATTGAAATACACGATGCTATAGTTACCATCAAACTAAGAGCAGACATGAATGACATTGAATTAAAAAGATTTACTGAGCAATTGTCCAGTATTTTATCTAAAAAACAAGACAATGGAGAAACCGAATCCAAGAAACTACCGAAACAAAAGAAAGTTCGAGATAGACCTAGCAAAATATGAGGATGGTACATACAATGCTCTAAGGCTATTTGCTAAGAATACTAAGATAATGGTCATAACTGACCTAAAAGCCTTACAAAGAGGTTATATATGGCTTGAGTATGAAAGGGATGGTAAACCATCAGGAATAGCAGATACAAGGGTAGAGTTCTTTGCAATAAACTTAGATATTCGTGATAGAATTTACTTTATGAGAGCAGAAATGTTACGTCAAAAAGCTCGTAGATACTTTAAATTAAGCAGGTTAAAGTACAAGGATAAGGTTCGATATGTGAAGATGCAAATGACTGAGTTCATACGTTGGGATTAATATATTTAAATATATTGTATAACTTTGAGCTATGGCATACATGACAGCAAGTGATTTAACCAAGATGATGCTAGAATTTTTGAAGAGTAGGGGTAATGACGTTTGGAGAAATAATAACCTAGCAGTTAAAGGTAGATCATTCATTGGTAGAAAAGGAGTTCCTGATGTAATTGGTTACTCAAAAAAATATGGTCAGTTTATAGCTTGTGAAGTAAAAGCTATAGGAGACAGAGTAAGCCCTGAACAAATGAGTTTTCTTATCAACCTGGCAATAGCTGGAGGAATATCAATGATATGTCAACAAATTAGAGACGAATCAATAATAGTTAAAATATTTAATAACGATGGCGAAAGCAAAGACTACGAGTTCCAACAAGGTGAGCTTCGGCAAAAGAAAAATGGGTAAAGCAAAAAAATCTTATAACAAACATTCCCCTAAACCAAAAGATTATAGAGGTCAGGGAAGATAAAACAAATAATATGGAAAAGACAGAAATAGAAAACAAAGAATTAAAGGCACCTAAAGTAACTAAAAAGCAAAAAGAGTTTGTTTCAGAAGAAACTATTGCTACATTTGAGGAAATCCTAAAAGACTATGCTATTGATTTAAAGTATAGACCTTTTATCAAACAAATAGTTAACGAATATAGAAAGAATGGATAATTTAGATTCAGTAGTTTCATCAGTAATTGAGAAGTATAAGGATAGAGCAAACTTAGGCTTTACTAAATACGGAACAAACCTAGATAGAAACGATTTAAATACTAAGGATTGGGTAGAGCATTTACAACAGGAGCTAATGGATGCAGTCCTATATTTAGAGAAGCTAAAGCAAGAATTAAAGAAAAGTATTTAATCATAAAACAAATAACATGGCAACAACAAAAAATGAAGATTTCTTAGGCAGATGCCAAACAATGAAATCAGCTTATGGTTCTTTTAAGAAAGTATCATTCGGACCAGATGACTTAAAGAAAATGAACGATTGGGCTAAAGACAACAAAGGATGGGTAAACATCCTAATTAAAACTAAAAAGACAACATCTCCAGATCAATCAGATTTCTATGTAACTATGGACACATGGAAACCAGATGGGGGTAATTATAAAAAAGACTTACCATTCTAATATGAAACTAATTTTACAAATGTTCTTAAACGTAATTGCATTATTTGTAATATTGTATTTACCATTCGCATTCATAGTAAACGAATGGAATCCAACTTTATGGAACGTTTATATTAGAGCATTATATGTTTTATGTTATATAGCTGTTATTACTTATGGCTTAGAACAATACAAGAAGAAATAATTTGTGTTTTGTAGTTTATAGTTTAAAGTGAAAGGGTAGTAGAAATACTACCTTTTTTATGAATCAAACTTGAGCCGTTTATCAATCATATTCGGCTCATAATTGAACTATAAATGAGCCTTTTATGAACGAAAGAAAGCCCTATAGAAATAGGGCTTGTAAAATCAAAGTCAAATTCAAGAAAACTATGTATGCGATGTAAAATTAAATAGGCTATTTGAACCCACCAAATAAAAATGCTCCTTTTTTAAGGGAGCACTTTAACCATAATCCAACACAACATGAGAGCATCTTATTGACTACGATTGGTTTTATCGTAGAACTTAGTTAATACTGATCCGTAGAGAACTGCCTGGAGCCTAGATATAAAGCTATCCATAGACTCATCAAGATGAAAGAAATCCTGAGATTGCATATAGATAAAACATCTATTTGCATCTTCATCGTCAGGCACCACACTCTCTACTAGATGAACATTGATATACGAGTCTACTGGTTCGTAGTTTTCCTCGTACTCATAACTGTCATCCTCCGTAAGTTGTGTTATGTGCATTAACATTTAGTACACTATTTTTAAGTACAGTTAATCTTAGCTCCCTAATAATCAATTGCAATTTTGCTTCCAAATACTGCTTCTCTTTCATCAATTCGGCAATCTTAACATCTGCTTCTCTACTCATACAAATTTACGTTTTAATTATTTTAGATAAAAAAGTGCATACCTAATTGATTATCAATTAAATACGCACTCTAGTTTTTAGAACTACTGCCTTATTTCGTCTTGGGGAGTCTTATTATTTTACTTCCTAAAGGCATCGGCACAAATATAGCAATTCTACCTCCATCTAAAACAACACCACATCCTAATGTTGGTCGTTTGGGGAAAGGTTTAGAATACTCCATTGCATAGGCGTTTATATCAATTCCACAGCCTACATTCATGCCAAAAATCATGTCTTTATCTGAACTACTATATAGCACCCCTCCAAAGCTATGTATATGACCTATTACTGTAGATTGTCTAGCATCTCTTGCTCTATTGATAGCACCTGCCTGTCCTGAACTACCTGTACCATGAGTGTACAAAACACCATCTATTTCCCATTCTAAAGCCCATTTCCAGCCTTTTGGTGCATCCCAAGCATCTTCATAGGATTTAATAAATCGGTTCGGTAATCCAGTCGTTTGAGCCTTTCTTTTATGCAAGGCAGAATGGTTCCCTATGCATACTTTTACATTAGGGAACCTCTTATACCAGATATTTAATTGTTTTTGAGCTTCTTCTGATTCTTTAGAAGCTGAATGTCCATTAGGATTGGACTCATGATAGCTGATAGCGTGGTTATCTACTTCGTCACCAATGTGTATTATTTCAGAACATTGGAACTTATTAAATACCTCGTAACAGAATTGTAGATACTGTGTGTGGCAAAATGGGAAATGTGTATCTCCTATGATGCCTACATTTTTTTTGCTCATTATGTTGGTTGTTGGTTAGATTACTTATATGGTGCGTAAGCTGTTCTTCCGTTTGTTTTGATTGCTCTTAATATCTGCTTTCTATTCTTTCCTGCATTATAAGAAACGTGAACCCAGTCAGGTTTATTGTTGTCACCAAACTCCCATATCAACTGGTCAAACTCTAAATGGTCTTTAATATAGTTAAAGATTTCAGTGTTAGACTTGCCACTCATGCCATCCATATCTATGTCTGCAGCCTTACCTTCACAATGTTGTGAACTTAATGATCCGCCAATAAAGTGATTTAGGTTTTTGCTTCTATATCCTGAAGAGATATTCAAAGGACCTTCATTAAAAATTCTAACAGGCTCAAGCACTTTCTCACAAAGCACTTTAAGGTTGTCTTGATGTTCAGGAGTTGGATCATTTGATACTCCATGTCTTTTAGCAGATTCACTTCTTGTAAACTCAGCTAAATCAAAGTGTGCACTAAGCTTCATTATTATCTTTTTTAAATATTTTCTCTACTGATGTTAAGCCTAAACAGCCAAACGCTAACAAAGCTACTGATTCTACTAGAACTGGACTTGGGGCTGTATGTTCATCACTAAAACTATTGTTGTACATAGTTACGCAAAGTGCTATAGTGCATAATAAACCACAGATTCTTTTCATGCTTAATTGACCTGATTCGTCACAGAAAAATTGTTTCATATTAATGTAATTGACTAAATTGTAAAATGATTATAAACATCAGCATTAGTTTACTTGCTGCGTGTATCTTGTCTAGTTTCCTTTGATTTTCTTCCCAATCTTCGTATAAAGATTTGTTAAGTGAGTATTTATATTTCCAATTATAGACGCTATCTTTTTCAATAGTTCTAACGCTGAGTAAAGAGTCATTTGTTTTTAATTTTAATTGTAAATTATTGATAGAGTCATGATAGTTCTTGTAAAGCGTGTTGATGTAATCTCCTTGCTCTACAGTCATAATCACCACTGAATCTTGTCCTATCTTCTTAGTTCTTGGATATTGGCAGTAACTCGAACGAACGCCCAGTATCAACACTAACACTATCAAGCTTAATCTTAACTTCATTTAATTCTGTTTTTAGGGCTATAGTCTCTTGTTTCAGTTCAGTAACTTTACTTATGGTTTGCGTTACTATCGCTTCCTTAGCTTTATCAGCTTTCACTTGCACTTGCTTATTCTTGGATAAGGTTTGATGGAATTCATTCATCAATTGCTGAAACTCTTTGTCCTCTTTAGGGGATAATTCTGGCTTGTCGGTTACCTTGTGACCTACTACTAAAACACCAGATAATAATAAAATTAAGAAGGTAGCTTTCATTATTTGACTGATTTTTTAATTGCCCCCATAGCATCTAAAGTCTCTAGCTTAGTTGTAGTAGATGAAAGGGCTGTTTTACACTCTATTAGGGCTTGAGTCTTTAGGCTATCCTTAAACTCAAGGTTATTGATACGCTGTTCTTGATTGTCAATTCTGCTATTGAAATTACCTCTAATGTCTACATATAATGCAGAAATTCCTACGATAACTA